TATTTTAATAATATTTCTTCTAACTATTCGGTAGGCTTGAACTTCTTGTCTAAAGCGTAGTTTGTCCATCCATTAACGTGTTAAGTGTTGGATCGTTTAAGTTGACTATTCCGGTAGGGATATAAACTTCGTTCATCATCTCATCGTCAATTTCTTCATAATTGAAAACTTCACGTCTTTCGTTTAATGTCAAAGGAACACTATTCACCCATTTAGACATGGTTTCCATATCTGTTTGCATTTCCGGTAGTTCTGAAATATCCCATTCAATATAAGCATCTTCATAACCTTTGAATTTTTGTATAAATTCAAGGTTTAGGTATTCAGCTAACAAATCTAAATCCGGTTTGATATTATCAGTTACAACTCGTTTACGAGCTTCATTCATTGTATCAACTCCAAATCCACTTCCGTTTTTTTCTTCATTTAATAAATCTACATTCCAATTAAGGCAATTCGCTAAAGTACGTCTATCATAACTTAAATAGTCAAACGGTTTAAGTTCATCGGTTGTAAGTGATATACGTGTAAATCCTAATTTTGCAGATGCTCCGGCTATGTTTGAAAGTCGAGTGCTATCATTATCCATGTCAACTAAACGATCCTTTAAAGATTGCCCTTGTTCAGCTGTTAATGGTGTTGCTCCATCACCGGCATGAATAAACCCATAAACTCCGCTGTTAAGCATTGTTTTAGAATTATTATCTATTCCATTATTAGAACTATTTATGTTTCTTATGGCTGCCATTAATTCGCTATAACCATAAAGATGGGAGCCACTATTATCATAAAAAGGATTTGATCGTTTAATATGGATTATATTTTCAGAAGGAAACTTTATTAAATTATTTCCTTGTTGCATAATATAATAGTCAATAGGATTTTCAAGACTCATTAAAGATGCATTTTGTTTCAATACTATTTGCACCCAATGAGAAGGTAAAATATAAAGTTGTAATGGCTTACCGGCATTAGCTCCTTCCGAAACTGTTTGCTTATAAAAATAAACATTACCACAAACTTTAAGATATACTTTGTAAAGGAAAAATATATCATTCCAACTTTGGTTAACATTAGGTCTTTTAAGTGGCATAGGTAACTCGGTATCGGTATCGTATGCTTTCTTTTTAAGTTTGCTAATTGCTAACTTTTGTTGAAACGTTGGATTGTTAGGATATTTTTTTAACTTTTTATAAGCATCATCATCATCTATTTTTTTAATATAATAAGGAACGGATGTTGTTTTTGATGCTTGTTGATTTACGATTGCGTTTACATCGGGATTTTCGCCATAACCTCTTACTATTAAAGTTTCTAAAGTAGCATTATAAGTAGAGGTTATTCCTCCTACTAATTTATATATACTTTGGTTAAAAAGGTTTTTATTTGAGCCTGTAAGTGCATCCCAAGCTAAAGCTATTCTATTCTTTGCCATTAAAGTAGTTTTAATATGTACAAATATATAAAAATAATTTAGACTGATTATAAATAAGACGATATTTTATTATATATTTGTAATTGTAAAAGTTACTACATGGAATATTACAACGGCAACGATAGAATTTTATATATAAAGCAACAAGGTAACTGGTTGCCAATAGGTTGTTTAACAAGTAATTCTTTTTCTGAAAGTGCGGAAATGTTATCCACTACAACAAGAGATAACGATGGTTGGAATACTTCAAGACCTATGATGCAAGGATATAGCATATCATTTGAAGGAATACAAATCAATACAGTTGTAGCGGGTGGAACTTTTAGCGTTGCTTCATACGATAAACTAAAGCTGTTGAAACGTCAAAAAATACTTTTGGATTGGAAAATACAAGGCAATACATTTCCAACAGTTGACTATGGTAAATGCTATATTACTGAACTTACGGAGGTTTCGGCAGTTGATGACTTTTTAAGCTTTACTGGTTCAATGGTTGGTTATGGTATTCCAAACACAAGAGGATTAGGTGAATTTGTATTAAATGATGGCGATCCGGATGTAATACTGACAACAAATACAGATGCAAATTATATAATTAAAACAACAGAATAATGGCAATAAATCCATCAGAAATAACCACAATTCGTGTTGGTGAGTTACCAACAGGAACAATAGAATTGACTTCTAAAATAGCAGTTGAAAATGGAACTGATTTACAACAAATTGATGGTCAAGATTTAGTTGATTTTGTAAATATCAACGCAAACGCTTTTCAATTTGAGATTAAAGATTTATGGGTTTCACAAGCTTACATTGATGATAATTTTGATGTAACAGGATTAGGAATTGAATTGTGCGAAGGTTATGCTATTTGTAATGGTCAAAATGGCACTCCAAATTTAGATGGTTTAGTAAGTATTGGTTATGGAAATAATTACAATGTTATCAAAGCCATTGGTGGTAGTAAAAATGCAGTTGCTGTTGAACATCAACATTTAATGTTTGCTCCTAATAATGGAGGTCAAACAGGAGTTGATATAACATCAATAGATTATGTTGCAAGGCGAGGTTCAGCCGGTGGTGATAATGATTATAGATTAGTAAAGCCAACAGATGGATCACAAGCAACAGTTGGACTTTCAGGATTTGCTGGAGTTAGTGGTGTTAATAAAAATATGCAACCTTACATGGTATTATTAAAAATAATGAAATTATAAAAATATGGCAATAAATCCCGAATTAATTACAACAATAAGAGTTGACCAACTACCTGATGAAGCTTTAAGTTTAACAAATTTAATTCCACATTCAGTAGGCACTGACTTAAAATCAGCTACTATACAAGAGTTAGTTGATTTAGTTGCTACTGCTATTGGTGTGAGTGGTGGTGTTGGTTATATAGCGATATCAGTTACCGATGGCCAACAATTGCCGGATGTTCCAGAATTGCCGAGTTTCTTTTTATGTGGCGCAGGAACTTTTTTAAATATTAATGGTTATCCGGATGTTATTTGTACTGAAAATTTAAACGCTATAATGTCTTTAACGGATCATTGGGAGTTAGCAGTAGAGATACCTATTAACCCATTAAGCGGAACAGTTCAAAGTGTTACCGGTTCGGCAGTTGATAATACTGATCCTCTAAATCCGGTTATTAATGAAATTATATATGGTGTTCAAAATATTGTAGCGGGAACAAATATAACTGTAGACAATACCGATCCTGCAAATCCTATTGTAAGCGCAACAGGTGGCGGTGGAACTCCAACGCTTCAAGAGGTTTTGGATAATAACCATGATTTAGTTGGTGGTAATTTTTATGCAGGAACAGATGCAGGTTTAGATAATATAGGAGGTAATGTTAATGCTTTAGGATCTGAAGCTGCAAAAAATAATGAAGGAGATTCAGTAAATGCTTTTGGAGCTTCTGCTGCATCTGATAATATTGGAACAAATATAAATGCTTTAGGTATTAATGCAGGTTTACTTAATGAAGGTTCGAATGTAAATGCTTTAGGTTCAGGAGCAGGAAACGCAAATACTTTTAATCATGTAAACCTATTTGGAGAAAATGCAACTGCTGATGAAGATGGTCAAACAGTACTTTCAAAAGATGATACTATTATGGCTCGTATTTCAACTACTGATTTAACAGATACAAGAAAATATAATTTACCCGATTCAAGTGGCACAATAGCTTTAACATCTGATATAACCACTCCAACACTTCAAGAAGTAACTGATGCTGGAAATGAAACTACAAATAAGATAATAGTTAAGGATAATGAAAACTCATTTACTTTACAGTCTAATGGAATGCTTTTTGAAGATTTAGATGATGGTGGAAATACTATTTTAAGATTTGAAAATACATCAGTTACAGACCAAGAAGTTTTAATTAGAGGGTTAGGCGGTACAATGGCTTTGCTTTCTGATATTCCAACAGGTAGCGGAATACCTCACGCAACGGCAGCAGGAACTGACACATATACTGCAACAATTACAGGTGTTACAGCTTATAATGATGCTGATGCTTACTTGATTAGATTCACCAATGGTAATACAACAGGAGCAACTTTAAACATCAATTCTTTAGGGGCAAAAACTCTTTACAGAAACAACGATGGCGCTTTAATCGGTGGCGATATTATTTCAGGAGGCGAAATGCTTTGTGTATATAATTCAACAAATAATCACTTTCAAGTAATTGGAACTGCTCCAAATAGTTTATTTTCTTATGTTACAAATGCAGATTCAGTTACCTTAACTAAAGGGATGCCTGTTTATGCTTTTAGCGGTACAGGAGATAGAATGACTGTAAAGAGAGCTTATAACACATCGGATGCTACTTCCGCTCAAACAGTTGGATTAGTATTATCGACATCCATTGGAGCTAATCAAAAGGGATTGATAATGATGCAAGGTTTATTGGATGGGTTAAGTATCCTTCCAACATCTACTTGGAGTGATGGTGATCCTGTATACCTTGGCGCAACAGCAGGAACAATTACCAATGTTAAACCTTATGCGCCTAATCATTTAGTTTATTTAGGTGTTGTTACAACTGCCTCAAATGGTAGTGCAGGTAGAATGTATGTTCGTATTCAAAACGGGTTTGAATTATCGGAAATACATGACATTGACTTAATAAGTAATGCGCCAACTAACAACGAAGTTTTAACTTATGAAAGTTCAACTGACTTATGGAAAAATAAATCACTTGGAACAATTTTAGGATATACACCTTTTAGATTTGTTCAAACTTCACAAACTGCTCATACAGGCACAGTAGCTGAAACTATTATAGCAACTGCAACTATTAATGGTGGTACTTTTAACAGTAGTGATGTGATGAAAGTATTATTTAAAACTACAAAATCAAATACTTCATCAGTTGCTATGCGTTTAAAAATAAACACTACAAACACATTAGTAGGTGCAACACAAATAGGTTTATTAAACTTTACAGCTCTTGCTAATACTTATGTACTTACAACAAGAACATTTGATTTACAAGGTGGAAATCTTTTCGGGTATAATTTTAATAGTTCATTAGTTTCAGATATAACAAACACTAATACTAATGGGTCTTCAACTGCTTATAATACTACAAATACTTTGTATTTATTTTTTACACTACAATCAGCTACCATTTTAGATACTGTAACACCTAATTTATGTAATATAACAAATTAATGAAATCAATTATAAACGAAATAACTGGAGAGTTTCTATATTGCACGGCAGTAGAATATGAACTACACGAAAATGAAATCGCAATAGATGAACTATTACTTGTTTTATATGAAAAGCCATATTTTAATTTTGAAACAAGGGAGTTTTACGAAGGTGCAATAGAAATCTAAAGTTATGATTTGGTTATTAGAAAATTGGGTTGCAATAGTTAGTACAATATCAATTCCAATAGCTTGGATATTTGGCGGTAAACAAGCCAAAAGAGTTGAGATAAAAAACAGCAATGGTGACTTTTTAACTAAAGTTCAAAATATTTATGATGCTTTAGTTGAAGATTTAAAAACTGATAGGGACGAATTAAGAGCTTGTAATGTTGAGCAAACTAAAGATATTTCAGATTTAAGAAACGATGTTAGAAGTTTACAAAAGCAATTTAATGATTTGTATTTAGCATACGCAAAAGAAGTAGAAGCTTCAAAGTATTGGAAAGATAAGTTTGATGAATTAGAAAGTAAATACATTGTTTTAGAAAAAGACCACGAAGCATTAAAAAAACAATTTGAAATTTATAAAAAAAGTAACAAATGATTTTAGATAATAAAGGTTATTTATTTATAACAAAACACGAAGGGTTAAGATTAAAACCTTATTTGTGTCCAGCTAAAATACCAACAATAGGTTATGGAAATTGTTATTATAGTGATGGTAAACGTGTAACTTTATTAGACAAAGATATTACTAAACAACAAGCTTTTGAAATGTTTAAAGAAATAGCTAATAGATTTGCAAAAAGAGTAGATACATTAGTAACATCAAACATAAATCAAAATCAATTTAATGCTTTAGTTTCATTTGCTTACAATGTTGGAACTGGTAATTTTGCTTCATCTACTTTATTAAAAAAAGTGAATAAAAACCCAAATGATTTAACAATAAAAGCGGAGTTTTTAAGATGGAATAAAGCTAATGGTAAAGTTATTAATGGCTTAACCAATAGAAGAATCGAAGAAGCTGATTTATATTTTTTACCTTAAAGTATTGTTATTCAATACTTTTTTTGTAGGTTTGAATAACCAAACTAAAAACTTATGAGCATAAAAGGCAATCAAAACGCTGCTACTTACAAAAAAGATATTGTTTTATCTTTTATAAATCAGTTCCCCAACGCAACTACAATGGCCATTTCACGATTAATTTATGATAAACATAAATTAGACTTTAGTTCACTTGATACCGTAAGAACAAACGTTAGAAGATATAGAGGCGAAAATGGTAAAAATAGTTCTCCTATTTCA